GGAGAACGTCGGCGCGGCGGGCTTCGTCGCGATAGGTTTCGGAAACGAAAGGTACGGGGCTGTCTGCGGCCCATACGATAGTGCGACCGAATCCACCACCGGAGAAGTCACCGCCAACCGTGTTAGCGAGTGCCATGTAGGTGTTGCTCCAGATGAACCCACCCGAATAGACTTGGCCTTTTTTGGCTGTGTTTTTCGGGGCGCGACCAACGAGAACGCGGTCGACTCCGACAGCGGCGGCCACTTCGCCTTCGCTCAAGAGACGGCTTTGATCCGAAGGAACGATGCCGAAGAATTGGTTTTGAACCTTGGCCGAGCGGCGAATGCGCTCGAACACAGGCATGGACATGATCAATGTATTCGCGAGCACGCCGTATTTGGCGAGTTCGAGCTTGGCTGCGGCAACGTCGCCGGGGACGTCGAAGCTGGTGATGTTCGCTTCGGTGTAGGCTGCGCTGGCGCTGATCGCTGTCAGGCCGTTGGCGGCGAATGCTGCGGAAGCAACACGGGCCTCGTGGCTGACTTGGATCTGGCGGAGCAACATCGCGGCGATGTTAACTTCGGTGTCGAAGAATCTGTCGAGATCGCGGCGGTTGGAGTCAGGAAGAACCTCTTCGAGACCGTATTCGATAGCGTCGAACGAGTCGCTTGTGAACCGGCGGCTTGTGCGGGGATATCCAGCACCGGCGGCGATCTTGAGTGCGTCGTCGTTGAGGGCTTCGGAGTCGCCGAGGTTCAATTTCAGATATGCGCCGGAGCGAACGTCTGAGCTGAACACGGGCATGACTTCTGTGCCGATGAACAAATTGTTTTTGTTGCTGAGACCTTCGAAGACAGCCTGGGCGATGTCTGCGCGAATGGTTGTGTATGAGAGTGCCATATTGGGTGATTAGTTATTGGTTGAATTTAGGAACGTATTCCACGATGTCACCGGCTACGCCGCTGTTGATCGCGATGCCGAGAGTCGCTGCGCTGGCTGCGAGGCTTCCGACGATGGTTCCGTTCGTCACAGCGAAAACCGAGCTGCCTGCGGTAACGATACCGGCGGCGGCTACGATGCCGAACTGCGATGGGAAAAACATTTTGACGGCGCCTTGATCAGCGGCTGCGGTGTCGTCTTGGACAACTCCGATTGCTGCGGCTCCGGTTGATGCGGCTTGCGCCGCGTTGTCGCCTGACACGCTCACGAGAGTGTTGGCGCTGATAGCGGAAGCGAAGTTAAAACTCCGGATTCCTAGGTCGTTTTGTGTTGCCATAAATTAGGTGGATTAAAAGTTGAGTTGGTTGTTGTCGCGGGCTTCGATGTAGGCTTCGCGGTGGTTGCGCATTGCGAAACGGATCGCTTCGGTGCGGCTGCCGAGTTCCTCGGTTTTCTGGGTGATGATCGCTTTCAAGTCGAATTTCTCTTCGGCTTTCTCTTCAGCTACTACCGAAGCCTTTACTGGAGCGGCTCCGAAGTTCGAGATGATCGTGTCGAGCTTGGCTTCGAGCTTGGAAATTGCGCTGAGTTCAGCGGCCATCTCTTCCTTCATAGGCTCTGCGGCTGGATCTTCGGCTGGCATTTCCATTTTGTTCTTGTAGTCGCCGAAGGCGGTTTCAAGAGCGGCGAGACGAGAAACGATGTCGGCGATGCTGACCTCGTCCTCCTTTGGTTCGATTTCAATTGTTGCGTCTTCCATTTGTTTGAAAAATTTGTCAACTTGCTTGGCGGTAAAACTGAAAAGCCCGGTCGCATTTGCGGCTGGAGTTTGCACGAGATCGGCGCTGTAAAGCTCGGTGCAGCTCGCGAAGTCCATCCCATTCACTTCACGGATCGGCCCGCTAAATGCGATACTGATCCCGAACGTGTCGGGAAGTTTGCTTGAAATCTCCAAGACGTAATCGCGCATTGGCGATGTTTGGAGAAGGTTGAGATCGCCCAAGAGTTGCGATCCGACGATGCGGAAATTGTTTACAAAGCCGACGATGTCTTTAATGCCTGCGCCGTGATCGAGGTTGACCTTGACGCCGCCCTTGTATGACTCCGCGCATTCTTTGACTTCCATCAAAGTCTGCTCGTCAACGTATAGGCCGTGGCCTTTCGCTTCGCCGATTGAAATTATTGATACGCCTTCGATGACATCCATTCGAAGGCGCGGATGTCAAATGCTGTCCATCAATTCCATCGCTGCTTGTGCCATCAAATAAACTTCAAGTTCGTTCTCTTCTTCGCATCCGACGACGTCGAATGTGGACGATATAGACACTCCTGCGCGGCCCGTGCCGGCATGGTTTCGGTTGCCTTTTGCTGTTGTGCTTGCGCTGATCGAAAGCGAAGCGTCAGAAGTGCGAGAATTGAACGCGCTGCCTGTTACATTTATCCGCGTTCCTGCGCTTATATCGACGCTCCCGACTGAATATCGGAGTCTGTTGCCGATAGCGTAGAGCGTTACCCTTCGCTCGTCACGCCTTCCCCCACCCCCAGGAAGATCGGTCGGAGCGATAGGAACTGGCGGGACTACCGAAACGAATAACAAGCCCTGCACGCCGATTGAAATCGGCGTCGGGCTTGGCATTAAGCCCTGCGTTGCGATGAGCAGGGAAGCTAGCATACGCTTAGACTCGCGTGACTATCGTGCTCGTAGTTCCGTCTCCGGTGATCGCCTGTGTGATAGCTCCCGCCGAGCGTAGCGTTGGCGTTACCGTTAGCGCGTTTGCGATATCGAGTCCGTGGATCGCGTGGATCTCTGTTACTTGCACAAGCTCCGGCGCGAGTTCCGTTCTGACGGCGCTTGCATTCCCTGCCGCTGTTGGTATCGCGGCGAGTTGAGTGTCGAGGTTTGCGGTGGCGAGGCCTATTGCGGCGCGGACGTCAGCTGCGGTTAGCGTTGCTGTTCCTGTGGTCGCATCCACGGGAACGCCAAGTGCAACTGATCCCGCCGCTGGAATGTATGCAACGCCCGTAAGTGCTCCGCTTGCATACACGGTTCCAAAGCGAACGTCTGTGATGGCGGCTTGTCCGAAACTGTTGTCGGCGGTGAAAAAATCGCTGTATGTTGTTGATCCGTTTTTGCCTTGCCGGAATTTTGCTGTGGTCGGAGTTGGGTCGATGAGATATTTGGACGCATATATGGCAGATATTCCGTTTGCGCTACCGATGAGCGATCCGCTAATTTTGACGTTGGCTGCGGTGTTGTCTGAGGATAAGCCACTCGCGGAGTTGGTCGCGGTGATGTCGCCTGTCGATACGATTGTTCCTGTGCTGGCGTTGTTTAGGCCGTAGGCGGTGGTGCCGCTTCCGCCCGTTAGTGTGCTGGAAGTAACGGTGACCGTTCCTGTGCTGGTATTGCTGAGACCGTAGGCGTTTGTGCCGCTTCCGCCCGTTAGCGTGCTAGATGTGATTGTGATCGTTCCTGTGCTGGCGTTGTTTAGGCCGTAGGTGGAGGAGCCTCCACTCCCGCCGGTTACCGCGCTCGATGTTATGGTGACTGCGCCTGTGCTGGCGTTGTTTAGGCCGTAGGCGAAGGAGTTATTTCCACCCGTCAATGTGCTGGCATTTGTAACACCTATAGTTCCTGCCGCCGACGTAGACTCGATGGCGTGCGCTCCGTTTGCGGCGGTTGTTCCCGGCACTCTTCCGCCGATTGCGACAATGCCATCGAGCGTTAATGTTCCGCTTGATGAAAATGCAATAGCGCGAGTCGACAAGTTAACTGCCGAGCCTGTTGCACGGCAACCAGCAAGTGTCGAGCTTGCGGCTGCGGAAACGGTCAAGCAATTCGCGGAGCCTGCTTGGATGTATGCACCCGTGATATTCCAGTTTGCCGCTAGTGTGAATCCGCCGCCCGTTGCAATAGTCAGCGGCGTGTTGACGTAGTTCAACAAAGCTCCCATGCGGCGAGCCGTGCCGGTGGTTGCTGTGCCTGCGTTGACGGCTTGGAAAATCTGACCGACTGCTGAGGTGATCGCGACCGGAGTTCCTGCATTTGTTCCTGGAGCAATGCAGTTTGCCGTCAATGCAAAGTTGGTCGTTCCAAGCGAAACGACCATGTAGATTTGTCCCGGAATAAACGAGCCAGATGTGTCCACGGTTGAGCCGGTCAAGTCGATGGATTGATCAAGTGCTACTGTGAAGCTATTCGCGTAGACGGTATCGTTGAGCGTTGGCACTACGCCGCCGCTCCATGTTCCAACTGCGCTCCAGTTTCCAGATGCTTGAGCTTTGATGACGGCCATATTTTAAAGCCCTTCCGCGTAAATGAATTTTTGGATTGCGGCGGATACTTCATCGACCGCGACGACTGCTGGTTGCGAAGCGGAGGCAAGCGAACCGAAAAGAACCGTGCGATTGTTTTCTTGCGACTGCTCGACTTGGTCGCCTTCAAAGCGTGTCGGCGTGAGCGTCAATACAACGCTCGCGTCCTGTTGGTCTGGCGAGTTGTAGCGACTCGCTGTTGCGAGTGTCATTG